TTCCTTCTGAACAAGTTGTATTACTTTTATTTTCAGGTAAACTTCCTTCTGAACAAGTTGTATTACTTTTATTTTCAGGTAAACTTCCTTCTGAACAAGTTGTATTACTTTTATTTTCAGGTAAAACTTCCTTCTGAATAAGTTGTATTACTTTCTGAATAAGTTGTATTACTTTTTCTGAATAAGTTGTATTACTTTTATTTTCAGGCAAACTTCCTTCTGAATAAGTTGTATTACTTTTATTTTCCATATAACTTTTATATGCCGATATATATTCTCTAGTTTCTTTTGGCATATTTTCAAATCCTTGTTCTTGCATTTTGCCAGATCCCCAGTTGTATCCAGCTAATGCTTTATCAATATTACCATTATATTGATCTAATAAATCTCTCATCATTTTAGCGGTTGCATTAGATGATTTTTCTAAATCAAAGGTATCTTCTTTAGTCATTCCATAGGCAGTTGCTGTGCTGGGCATAAAACCCATATGCCCAGTTGCTCCTTTTGGGGAGTTCATTAACTTTGGATTTCCTCTTCCCGACTCTTGTTTCCAGATAAAGTCTAACATTCCTTCTGGAAGTGCATACTTTTTTTCTTTAGCTGCAAACCCTTTGCTTTGTGTTAAAAGCTCTGCTCCAATACCAGCTCCTCCTCCTACGACTGCCGTTCCAACACCAAGAGCTGCCAATCCTGTTGAAGCTATTTTAGCAACCTCCCCTATAGGGCCTGGGATAAAACTAAGAACTTTCATAGCAGAAGCTAAAGCAAGTAAACCACCGCTTAATGCTCCAGTCTTACTAAATAACCCTCCTAATTCATCATCCCATTCTTTTCCAGTGGCTAAAACATCTTTCATTGCATCAGCTAACTTCATTAATGATGGATACATTTCATCCATCACGCTATTTCTAATTCCGGTAAAAGAATTTTCAAGATCGCCTAATTGTTTTTGAAATTTTTCAGCCGCTTTAGTATTTTTATCATTAACCTCAACAAGCAAGGAGCTTTCATGTACTAACTTACGAACCTCTTCACCTCCTTTTATAAGGAGCATGAAAGAATTACCAGTAATCCCTAGTTGGCTGGCTAAATTAGCCGCTGCTTGCTCTCCATAAGTTTCTTTAAATCTTTTTAGTGCATCAGCTAATTTAAACAATCTTTCAGAAGCTTCTTCATAAATTATGTCACTTGCGCCTAATCTACCTAACGGCTCTGCAACAGCAGAAGAAATACCTAATTGAAAATCAGCAATTTTAGACCCTAATGAACTTATTGCTGATTCTATTTCTGATGAATTACCACCAACTGCTTTTAATGCGCCACCCCATGATGCTAATTCATTTGCAGACATTCCAAATAATTCAGAATTTCTACCAATAGACGCATTGGTTTTAGTCATAGAGCTAATAAATGAAGTAAATGCAGCCGCACCTACTAAAGCCGTACCAAATGCTACAAGAGAATCTGTAGTTTTAGTAACACTTTCAGTCGTCTTTTTATTTTCATATTGAGTTTGTTTAGCTCTTTTTGTAGAGTCTTCCCCAATTTTTTTATCTTCTGTAGCTGCCTTTTTCTTTTCAACGTGAGTCTTTTTTTCTTCATCAGTAGCTTTTTTCTTTTCTACGGAAGTTTTTTTAGTTGAATCTTCAGCTTTTTTATTACCTTCTACTTCTGTTTTAGAAGTTTTTTCGGCTTCATCAGCTACTTTTTTTAAATCAGCTACAATTTTCTTCTGTTCAGAATTAAACTTAGACGCATCAATGCCTAATTCTATAAGTAATGAATCTATAACAGTAGCCATTCTTTATCCCTTATTTATTAAATAAGCATTATGTCGATCAACAGCATTGATTTCTAAAAGTACCCATAAATCCTCTATTCCATAAACTGTATCAAGTTCATGGAGAGTTGCTAATCTTGACGATACTACAGTAGCTATCGTGTGGGGCGTGGCTTGATACTCAATGAGTTTAACTGATTTACCTGCGGATTTAATTCCGAAGTCGATTGGTTTTCTTTTAAAAAAAAATCCATGTGAAGATTCCACACAGCCTTTCTTAATGATAAACGAGTAGATACTTCTTCAATATCATCTTCAATTAAAGGTCGTTTCATGGTGGTTGAAGGGGCGTATTGTACACACCCCATCATTTCATTAAGTAATGGTTCGGCAGAGGCATAAGGAATTTTTAAAAGATTCATATAGCCTACTGCCATTAATCCAGCCATGCCTTGTGAAGCTAGTCCCTCAGGTATTTCTATTCCAGCATTACCTACCGCTAAAATAACCCTAAAAGCCCAGCTTTCAGCCTGAGAAGCAGACATTTCAGTAATAAGGTATGTCTTACCATTATCTCTGCCAGAATCTGCTATAAATGTCGCTTCTTTTCTAGCCATGATTAAATTTGTCCACCAATAATACGTTGCCAAGTAATTTCATACACCAAAGGAGTCAATGTTTTCTTAACTGCTGGAAAAGGAGTAGCAGAAGTCAAAAAACCATTTTGTAAAGTATATATCATACTGGTTGAAGATAATACAATTGAACCAGAAGCAGAAAAAACATCAACTGCTGCATCTTGAGCATTGCGCCAAGCATCAAAGAAAACTACACTTGGGGAATCAGCCTGAAGATGAATAGTCATCTTGTACGGCACAAATACTTTACCGCCAGACAAAATACCATCAACACCCATTAATACTTCAGATTGCTGCACTGATTCAGATTCAAACGCATCATCAACAGCAAATCCCTGTATAACCTGTGGAACAGGAAAAAATTGATTGATAGCAAGTGATAATACTGAATTTGCACTTGTAATAGTAGCCATGATTTATAGTCCTTAACTGTTATTGAATTGCAATTGATGCAAGAGTAATTTGTTGAATTGCTTCACCGTCTTGGTAGTACAAAGTGATTGGCGGTGATTGTCTAGCAACTCTAGTTAATGCAGTTGCAGGAAGTATTTGCAAGTAGAAACCTTGAGCAGCAATAGTTGGTGCAGCGTTAAAACCTAAAGCATATTGTATTTGTGCAGCTTGTGAAGCAGAAACATTAATACCAGCCCTAATTGCTCCAAAGTTTACAGCAGCATTTATTGGATCTAAAGCCGCAGCATAAATTAAGCCATTACCAGCACTGTTATAAGGAATTGCGCCAACAGATGTTAATAAATTAACCATAGCCAATTGCAAGCTTGCATTAAGCCAGATTTGGTTTAAATAAGTATCTGCCCACAACCATTCGCCAGACACGCTACCTGGAGAAAACCAGTTTTCGTTGTTAGCAGGGTTGTTAGATCCAAAAGCGGCATAAGCATTGTAGCCATTACTAAGAACAGCTTCATAATCAGCAGCATTATTAACTGAAGGAGTAAGTCCAGATTGCATTTTAAAACACAAAGTTGATCTACCGTTCAATCGAGTAAAGTTTAATGAAGCCGCATAGCCACATACAAAAGCCGCTAAAGAAGATTCTCCAGCATTTGAATATACAGGGCATGTTCCAACTAAATCTAATGTTTGTAGATAATTGCCAAAAGTAACAGTGTTATTTGCAGTCAGTGCATTAACGTCTGAATCTTGACATACATATAAATAACGAGGGGAAACAGAATTACTCCAATCAGCAAATTCTTCTTTTTCAGCAAGCAATGATTCCCAAACTGTCATGAAAGTTGCCCAGTTTTGATTCTGGTTAATTATATCATTCATGAAGGCTGCAACTCCAGCAGCATCAGCGCCTTGAGAGGTTGTTGCTGCCGCTGCTTCAGTCAATGCTAAATTAGTTGCTAATGTAGTTACCCCAGCAAAACTCATTGTTTGAGTTGCGCCTGTTGAAGTAGTAGTAAATATAAAAGCAGACTGAATTGAACTATAGGCCACTGTAAACCCAGGGGTTACAAACGCAGCTTGAATAATAGTTGCAGCATTACTAAAGCTTGTTGCTCCAGTTAAATCAATAGCACCTGAAGTCTGTACAACACCAGCAACAGTAATTGCTAAAGTTCCAGAAAATGTCTGTAATTGACCTAAAGTAACAGCAGCTAATGAACCGCCTCTTAACCAACCAGCAACCGCTGTTTCAGGATAAAGAGTCATTAATAAAGCGCCTGGCAACTGAGTGCTTGTTGAATAACTATTAAAATAGTTAGTAGCTAAAGTAGCTTCAGTTGAAGTTGCTCCAAAATAAGCACTAACTCCAGCAGCATCAGCAAACTGAAGAATAGTGCCATATGGTGCAAGCGTGTTTTGTGTCAGCATTAAGCCGTTAAGATCAACAGCAGTTCCACCAGCAGACAAGACTGAAGGGACTACTGACACTACTTGTGAAAATGGAATGGTACTCATAAAAATCCCCTACTATGGTGGAAAGGTTTGGTCTATCGGTGCAATTTCAATAACTACAGCAACCATTGATTGTTGTGTTAATGAAAGTATTGGGTTGTATTGTAAGCTAGTAACTAATTTCCATCGTTGCTCATATTGAGCTTCCCCATCAATTAAAGGAATTTGCATTGGATCATCTGCATACAATGGCTGAATATTTGACGGAAAAATTTCAGTCGCATATTCATCTCTAAACAATGAAACAGTTTCCGCACACCAATTTTGAGCATATTCTCCGTAAAAATCTAATTGGAGTGAATACCTAAATGGAGTGAGTATAGTTTTACCTTGGTCTATGGCTTGATAGTTATCTATGTTAAAAGATATACGATCCATGCCTACATTGTTCATGGTAACAAAACCTTGTTTTGGCATTGCTACTCTATTATCTTGAGCTTGCACAACTTCTGTATTAGCAGGTAGAAAACTCAATAAAAAAGTTCTCATACTGCTAAAAATATCTTGGTCAATAATATCAATAGTTACTGCCATATCATACGCTCCAAAATCTTATTCCCTTTAGATTTATTATCTTTAGATGCAAGTATCTGTAAATTATTTTCCCAATGCAACGCACAAACTAAATCATTTTGTAACGGTATTATATGATCTACTTCA